TAAAAGAAATATTGCTATTGTTGAAAACCCGTTATACGCAGTTATGAATGAGCCTAACTCAACATTACAGCGACTTTTGCGAAAATTAACACTATTAGATACCGTTGATGAACAGTCAAGTTCTGGTAAGTTAGACTTAATTATTCAGCTACCATACACTATTAAGACAGAAGCTCGAAAACAACAAGCAGAACAACGTCGAGAAGATATTGAATTTCAACTTAAGGGTAGTAAATACGGTATAGCATATACGGACGGAACTGAAAAAATAACACAGTTGAATAGACCAGCTGAGAATAATTTATTAAAGCAAGTAGAGTACCTAACACAAATGCTATACGGTCAACTTGGTATTACTGAGTCTATTATGAACGGTACTGCTGATGAAAAAGCAATGCTTAACTACTTTAATAGAACAATAGAACCAATTCTTGAATCAATCATTGAATCACTTGAACGAACTTTTATTAGTAAAAAAACAGAGAGTATCAAATATTTCAGAGACCCATTTAGATTAGTTCCGCTAACTGAGATTGCTCAAATAGCCGATACTTTTACTCGTAATGAAATTTTAACGTCTAATGAAATTCGTGGTTATTTAGGAATACCACCGTCATCCGAACCAAAAGCGGATACGTTAAGTAACCCAAACATGCCGCAACCATTTGACCCAGCTATGCAGGACCCAGCTATGCAGGACCCAGCTATGCAGGACCCAGCTATGCTACAACCCACATCGTCCGGAGTTCAAGATGTATATAGTCTAGGAGCTGAATTATTAGGAGACCTAGAATCATCTGGCGGTGGAGTTAAAAATACATATAGTCTAGGTGCTGAATTATTAGGGGACTTATGAAACTAGTTCTTGTTATTTGGCATGATGCGCATGCTGGTTCTGGTTCATGGGAATATTTAAATGATTTAGAAGACGATGGTGACTATGTTGTTAAATCTGTTGGATATTTAATTGATGCTAAAAAATATGGTAAAAAAAAACACACCTCGATAGCACAGTCGCTTAGCGAAGTTGATTGTCTAGACTCCATTTTACACATACCAAATGCAATGGTTCAAAAAATAATAAATCTCGTTGAAGAACCAGAAGTAACAAAAATACAACAGATTTTTAAACAAAAGACATCTCTATGAAAGGAATAAAAACAATGGCAAACTATGATTTTAGTGGTTACGCTACTAAAGCAGGGCTGCGTTGTACCGATGGTAGGACAATTATGCCTGGTGCTTTTAAACATCAGGATCAAATGAAAGTCCCATTAGTATGGCAACACGGCCATAATGATCCAGAAAATGTGCTTGGACACGCTATTCTTGAAAATCGAGAAGACGGTGTTTACGCATATGGATATTTTAATAGCTCAGTAAAAGCTTCGCATGCTAAAGGTTTACTTGAACATGGTGATATTAATATGCTGTCAATCTGGGCAAATGAATTAATTGAAAAAGCTGGTCGCGTACTTCACGGTGCAATTCGAGAAGTAAGTCTAGTTCTTTCTGGAGCTAATCCAGGGGCAATTATTGAAAGTGTAACTATTCGTCACTCAGATGGTTTTGAGACTCAGCTTGAAGATGAAGCTATTATTTATACGGGTATTGAACTCTTTCACTCAGTTAATAAAAAAGAAATTGATATTGTTGAAGAAGCAGTATTAACACACAAATCAGGAGATGCTAACATGGCAGATATGCCTAACAAGACAGAAGCCGCAGCTGGTTCAGATATGACTGTTCAAGACGTATTTGATACACTAAGTGATGAACAAAAGCAAGTAGTATATTACTTAATTGGTCAAGCCGTAGAAGATAGTCAAGACGAAGCAGTAATGGCTCAAAGTGGATTAGACGATGATGCTAGTGCACAAGAAGTTTATGAATCACTAAACGAACAACAACAAGAGCTCTTTAATGCACTCTTTGAAGATGCACAAGAAGAAATTAATCACGCAAACACGAAAGGTATGGAAATGTCAAATAACATTTTTGAAAACAACAACAATAAGGCACAGGCTGCTATTTCTCACGCTGATTTGCAGGGTATCGTTGCTGATGCCTCAAAGGGCGGATCGCTTAAAGATGCAATTGAGTCATATGCATTGTCACACGGTATTACCGATGTTGATCAGCTATTCCCAGAAGCTACTGCACTTGATGCTGTTCCAGAATGGCTTAAGCGTCGTACGGAATGGGTCACTAAGTTGCTTGGCGACACCCGTAAGAGCCCGTTCAGCCGCATTAAGACCATGCATGCCGACATCACGCTTGATGATGCCCGTGCTAAGGGTTATGTAACTGGCGACTTGAAGAAGGAAGAGTACTTCGGCGTGTCAAAGCGCATCACGACTCCTACTACCATCTACAAGAAGCAGAAGCTTGACCGTGATGACATGATCGACATTACCGACTTTGATGTCGTTACCTGGTTGAAGGCTGAAATGCGCATGATGCTCGATGAAGAAATTGCTCGCGCAATCTTGATCGGTGACGGTCGTGACGTTTCGCACGAAGACAAGATCAACGAAGGTAACATTCGCCCGATCGCTAAGGATCACGAGTTGTACACCACCGTTGTTAACGTTAACTTGGATGACGCAAACTCATCAGTGCAGGAAGTTATTGATGCGATCATCAAAAACCGCAAACACTTCAAGGGTACCGGTACACCAACCATGTACACCACCGAAACCTATATCTCACAGTTCTTGCTACTCAAGGACACACTTGGTCGTCGAATCTATCGTGATCTTGGTGAATTGGCTTCGGAACTGCGTGTTCTGGACATTGTTCCGGTTGAAGTTATGGAAGAAGAAGCAGAACTCGTTGCTATCCTCGTTAACCCGCAGGACTATGTCCTCGGTGCTGACAAGGGCGGAGCAATCTCAATGTTCGACGACTTCGACATCGACTACAACCAGCACAAGTACCTCATCGAGACTCGTTTGTGTGGAGCACTCATTAAGATGAAGGCAGCCATTGTTGTTAAGAAGGTTGCGGCTAACGCAGCTCTTGTTACTCCAGTTGCACCGACCTTTGTCAGCGCCACCAACACGATCACCATTCCTACAGTTACTGGTGTAACGTACAAGCAGGGAACGACCGTTAAGACCGGAACTGTTGTAATTACAGCAGACGCGACTATCGTTGCTTACCCAGCATCTGCCGGATATTACTTCGCAACTAGCGAAGACGATAGCTGGACCTTTAAGTACACCGCCTGATTTTAAGGAAAACCGATGGCTAAATTTTACGGAATAATTGGCTATGGAGATGCAATTGAAGATCCCGCAGACTCTGGTATATGGATAGACGATATTACTGAAATTTCTTATTTCGGCGATGTTGTTCGAAATACAGCAAAGTTTGATAAGGGTGAAAAAATAAACAATGATATCTCTGTGGGCAACTCAATAAGTGTTATTGCTGACCAGTATGCCATCGATCATTTTTTTAAGATTAAATACGTAAGTTGGGCGGGGGTTCTTTGGACTGTTACAAGTGTAGAAGTTCAACACCCCCGCCTAATCTTATCAATAGGAAGTGTGTATAATGGCCCAACGACTTGATTTACAAGCAGTGCTAGTTGCAATTCTAGGGTCAAATAATGTATATTTTCAACCGCCAGCATCGGTTCAACTACAGTATCCATGTATTATATATAAACGTGACGATACCATAGTTAACCATGCTGACGATTTACCTTACATGCAGCGAACTCGATATTTAGTTACTGTAATAGATAGAAATCCAGATAGCGAAATACCATCAAAAGTTGCTGCACTTCCTATGTGTATATTTGATCGGTTTTACACAGCTGATAATTTAAACCACGACGTCTACAAACTATTCTTCTAAAAGGAGATCAATTATGTCAATTCTTTATTGGGACCAGCTCGGCGAACGTTTCTTTGAAACCGGAGTCGACAAAGGTGTCCTCTACCTACCAAACGTAAATGGCGTTTACACTGATGGTGTTGCTTGGAATGGTCTGACCAGTGTTACTGAGTCACCATCCGGAGCAGAACCAACTCCAATGTACGCAGACAACGTTAAGTACCTCAACATGTATTCTGTTGAAGAATTTAGCGCAACCATTGAAGCTTACACTTTCCCCGACGAATTTGCTCAATTCGACGGTATGGCCACTCCTACGAGTGGTGTTACTGTTGGACAGCAGACACGTAGTAAGTTCGGCCTTTCATATCGTACTCGTATGGGTAACGATATTTCTGGCGATGAACTAGGATATAAGCTTCACCTTATTTACGGTTGCCAGGCAAGTCCTTCGGAACGCGCCTACAACACAGTTAACGATTCGCCAGAGGCTATTACTTTCAGCTGGTCAATTGCAACGACACCTGTTTCTGTTGGAATGCTTAAGCCGACTTCAATCTTGACGATTGATTCGACTAAGGTTAACTCCTCAGCACTCGGTACCTTGGAAGATTTCCTTTATGGTACTGCTGGAACAGACCCCAGCCTCCCGCTGCCCGATGCTGTAATCGCATTGTTCTCTGGAGAGACCTCAAGCGTTACCCCGCAAGTACCGTCATTCAACGGTAGCACTATCATCACAATCCCATCCCAAGCTGGAGTAACCTACTATGATGGCCTAACGGCTCTTTCTAGTGGCGCATACACCATCACGGAGAATACAATCATCACCGCTCGTCCTAACGCTGGATACTACTTCCCAGCTAACGTTGACGACGACTGGTTGTACATCTGGGACTGATAGTTTAAATTAAAGACATAGGAGATCAGAGAATGCTTACAATTATTGTTAGTGGAAACGAATTCTTTAACGAAGAAACAGAAGAGTTTGAATCACATGGCGACATTGTTTT